GATATAACCAGTTGTTCACTTTCAGCTAGACTTAACAGCATTGCTACTTTAAGTACTGAGTCACCGAACCTATTCATCGTACCTGTAGTATCTTTAATATCACTAGTAGCTCTACCTGTATAGAAGGTATCATACCAATCATCATATATGATACCTACCTCATTAAAGTATAGTTCTCGTACAGAGGTTTTAGTTTTCTTAATTTTCTTATACTTAAACTCAGATGATTGGTCACCCTCGAATGGAGCAAATGCTCCTTTTAGTTTACTTAATTCCTTTAGATAGTCAGCAGATACTTTATAGTTGGGTGGATTTATTAATCTGTAAGTTAATGAGTTGATGTTTTGATTTTTAGTTTCATGTACAATGAATGTCCTTGCAAAGTATCCTCCTTGTATTGCACTACGAGTGAGAATATCCTCACTCATTGCTTCATTAGTTGCAGTAAACATAGTTACTGTGGGGTCTTTTAATTTAAAGCTTTCCATTTTCAATAATGATTGCCACTCTCCAAAATTGTATTGTCTATCATACAGGTCAGTTAAGATTTTAGTTGCAACCTTATCTTCCACGATTGATGATGACAATTCTGAACTACAGATAAATGCCGTAGACTTAGCATTTATCTTACCACCGGGTAATGTAGTGGCCGTTCCTAATTCTTTTAAAATTCCTTGTATAGAACTCCGTCCAGTTATAATCCTAGTGTTATTAACAGCTTGGACTAACTGACGTGCCATTGATATTGCTGGACCTTTACGTAATCCACTCTCAGCATGAAGCATTACAAATATATTTGGATACAGATTATGAATCTGTCTATCTATCCATATATTATCTTTAACTACTGCTGATATTGCAGACAGTCCACCCCAATACCAGAATGATTCAGGGGATTCTAGCTCGTCATGCTGTACTACTAAATCATGTAACCAGTTTGACATATTCGTAACATATGGCTTTACGAAGATTGGTTGGTTGTTTCATATGTGTTTGTCTCTACGAATGTTCGTAACCTTCTCATTAATGCAAGGGCTTCTGTATTCTCATATGAGATGTATTGAAACATTAGTAATTTAACCAACGTATTACATTCTTGTATTGTTAGTTCTATTATTAGTTTTGGGTCAATAAAATTATCCATAGTTACACCACTGCAAATTGGTCTGTTACAGATTTACTCTCAGGTGGGATATCAATTACAGGAAGGATTATGTCTTTGAACTTCTTAAAGTCTCTATAGTTCATACCAGTTTCAATATCGCAGGGTATACTGAGGCTACGCCTCTTAATAGAACAATTACTAAAGTCTATTGGTCGTTCAAATTCTTGTTTAATAATAGGTATGTATTCTGAGAGCTTGTTTTTGGCGATACAAAACAATAAAGCGTCATGAGACTCCATTACTATTTTAATGTTAGGTATCCTCGCTCTGATACGTAAGCCAGCAGCCTTAGTATTGTCCGATACAGCACGTTGAGGTAAGTATGAGAACGCTTGTCTATATAACTCATCTCCCATTCTCTCATAGAATGTTCTTACACCACCAAATTCTGCATCAATACCATATGGTACGGGGGCTATTAATCTTCTATTAACTTTAAGTTGTGCTATCACGCTTGCATGAAACACACGTTGTATTCTAGGTTGTTTGGTGTGGAATATATTGAGTGCTCTTTCAGTGAGTACTTCGGTAATGGTTGGTATTGGGATTTTGTACTTACGTGCCTGAGTATTGATTTCAATAGCTGCTCGTCTTTTACCAGCACCAAGATGTCCTGCATGACGAAGGGTTTTACCTGCAAACCTAATAGGATGTTCATACCCCAATATCTTTTTAGAATAGTCCTGTTCTGTTCCACCAAAAAACCATGAAGCTGTCCATGCATGATAGTCAATTTCATCTACTAACCTTAAAGCTTCTTCATCATCAGCAAGTAACCATACTACCCGTGCTTCAGCTTGTGAACTATCAGCCTGTACAAATATTTCATCCTCAGAGTCAGGAACATACATACCTCTGATATCAGCACCAATATCTCCATGTTTTGTCATGGTCTGGAATGCTATACCCATGACTTTCATATCAATCTTACGACCTTTACCTATTAGGTCTATCTTTGGTCGTATAGGTGGGTCTTGCTGACCTGTTGATGTACGTCCTGTTTCTAAACATATGTTATATGTAGTTTTCATCCGAGCATCGAAGTCCGGTAATGCCATAAGATAGGTGCTAATACTTTTCTGTACTCTTCTACCTTCTAGTATCAATTCTAATACACGACGTTGTTCAGGTTTCTTAACTGCATTAGGAGAGTTTAATAGTTCAGTTATCACCTCTTCGCCAGTACCTTGTTTGCGAGGAAGTTTAAAGTTCTCATATAACAAGATAGGTATTTGTGTATTAGAGTTGACTTTAATATCCACACCGACTAATGTAAATAGTTCATGATGAACACGTTCTTCCCATTCGATATATTTATGTAATAGTCTATCTCTTTCGATAGGGTCTATTCTGAAACCCTGCTGTTCTATCGCCCAATACATATCAGGTAATTTCATAATGAAGTTATCAAAGAACCCTCTCATACCTAGTTCATCGATATCAGGGTCCATTGCTTCATTAACTTCATATGTTACACAAGCATCTCTAGCACATCCCATCAATAGGTCATTTATAGACCCCTCATACATACCCTCATCTTTGTAGAAGGGTTCTTCAGTGTATATAGACGTATTGAATGAGAGTCTTTTAGGTAACTCTGGATTGATGGTATGTGCCTTTAACATAGTGTCTGAGGCTAGTTTACGTATTGTAAAGCCTAATCGGCTTAACTTATCACGGTCATAATTAAAATTCTGACCTACTATTTCTTTCTCGTATAGTAAGCGTGCAAGAATAATCCAACACTGAGTAAGGTCACTATCAGGAATGGTAGATATACCACCAGCATTCCATAAAGGGACGGTTAAACCATGAATTTTATTAAATGCTAACCCTACACATACTGGAATGCAGGTACCATTAGCTTCAATATCTACTGACATTAACTTACTCTTTTTGTATTGCTCTGCAAATACGGATAGATGGTGAGAACTTTGGCAGACTTGAAGACTCCTCGCAGGCAGTGTTATATCAGGAAATTCAGATTGTTTTAATGCTCGTTTAATATCAAAGAGCATTACTTGTTTATTCCAATATCCTGTGAATTCTATATCAGTGGCTTGAAAATTCAGGTGACTTGGATTATAAGTAGGAATAAACTTTGTATCTCCAATACCCCGCATTATACTTCCGCGATGATACTTAATGCCGGTTTTACCGGATAAAGCCCATAATGCATTTTTACCGAGCGCGAGGATGCAATTGGGCTTTATCTCGGTAATTTCAGCTTTAAGGTCTAATAGTTCTTTATCTATATCTATGCCTTCATTCTGAGCACGTATAGAGAAAGGTACTTTTTTACCTTTTACATTGGGTGTAACATAGTATTTACAAACTGTAGTTACCCAACAAGATTCTTTACGTATTCCGGCTTCTGATAATAATCCACCGATAATGTTATCACTTAATGGTTTACCACTTTCCACATCTTTATAGGATGGACAGTCTCCGAGTATCATTAGCTTCGCACCTAATGACCCATACCCGGCAATGTACTTTTTCTCAGTCATGTTGTTAGGCTGACTTCAAGTTTTCATGTAGTTTTTCAATACTATTTCTCATTTTGCTTCGTCTAACAGACTCAAGCATATTTCTAGATAGATTGAACTTACGTCTGATTACATGTTCTAGTTCGAGAATAAAGATTTTCTTGTGATGTGGTTGTCTTTCTAGTTCATCAGCTTGTTCTCTTGTAAATAGTTGTGCTTCTTCAATATCAATGGTATATTCACTGATATTAAAGACCCACATTTGCATTTGAACATTACGAATAAACCACTCCTGTGGACGTTTAATCATGTAGATACTCCAATTTACCCACTGCTTCTTGTCTAGTATTACATAACAATATACTGGGTTCTTTATGGCTGGTTTCAGCTATTCTGAGATTCTCACTTACTAGTCCTATACTACATTGAAAATACTCAGATGTTTTAGATATGGTCCATTTCTTATCAGTTAGACACATACCTAAATGAAAGATTTCCATTACTTGGGCACGTTCCTGCCAGCTTTTGACAGAATTGTAACGCTCAAGATGGGTCATTATTCTTTTTCGATAGGGTCAAGTATTACAATTCTAATTGCCCTATGTCCCTTACCGGGAATTTCCACAGGTGTGAACTCAACCTTCATACCTAACTTAAGGTCTTTAAAGTTAAGTGTTTCTTGTTTTAGTGATGTCCAGTGAAAGAAGATACGAGTGAACTTAATCTCTTTAGAGGATATGAAACCATATCCCTGAGATGATACTTTAATAATCTTACCCTGTACTCTAGCTTCATCTTTCTTTTCAATAGGGTCATCTTGCCCCATAAATGGGGTAACGTCTTCAGGCGTTTCAGTTTTCAGGGTCGGATTGTTAAACATTTTTTTCTCCATTACATTCTCTAAGAATGATTGAGTATACTGCCGTTCTACTCATGAATTTAATGGGCAGTAAATTTAAAAATAAAGGTGGGGGATGACACTATTACCGTCAGGTATTATCTGCCATCCCCCTATCATCAATGTAATTGTTTGGCCTCTTTTTGGCTATTATCTATCCTATTGTACAGTTCCCCAGCTCCGTATAATTAGCGCCAATTAATTATACGAATGCATCTATACTTTAGGAACCAGATATTTGTCCTATTACATTAATGAATCTGTTATTTAGGTTCTTCAGTACCTTCTACTTCATCATCATTATCATCATCTTCGTCTTCATCATTATCATCGTCATTATCGTCAAAGTCATCATCATCTTCTTCCTCAGTTTCTTCAATTTCGTCAGTAGATTCATCAGTCATAATATATTCTGAAATTTCATCATTAATATCATCGAAGTCAATCATATTCATCATAATTATTCTCCCTACATTTAATAAGTGGGTACCACTCCTATACCATATAAGAATGATACCCACTTAATTAACTAACTATTTGGTAACGGCAGGCATAGCCGTCACATCGTCTTTCGGAGCACGATACTTGTGGTTCACCTTGTTAATGAAACGATTCTGATACATTTCATTTTCAATGAACACGTCAAGTTCACGACCCTCGGCAGACTTAAGGTCAAACCTCATCTTAGCCTGAACTACAACACCAAAGGCTTCCAAGAAACCCCTAGCCAAACTAATGGCCTTGGAATTAAAGTTCCACTCAATAGGAACATTGGCAAACTCAGTGTCCCCATTATCACCATTAAACAATACTGTTGCTTCAACAGGATAGTTAATGGATGGACCCTTATCAGAAGGTTTAGCAGGTGCTTCACCCACATTATCAACCTTGATACGATACCAGCCGGGAGTAATGAGCTTGCCACGAAGAAGGTCTTTTTCGCTGAATTCGATAATAGCCATTGTGATGTTCCTTTACTTAGCTGTGAAATCTGTTGGTTTTTGTTGTGTTGTTTGTGCTGTTTGCACAGTGGGTACTTTGTGAATAGTCGGCATACTCCTTAGTTGTTCAATAGCTGGACCAATATATGTTTCATATAGTGGCTTTGTATTGAATGTGATTTTCTTTCTCAGTGGTAGTGTAGTTCTAGCATAGTCGTTACCTGTATGTTCTGTATATAGTGTATAGTCACCTCCTGAATCTACATTAAGTCCCGGTTCCACGTTGAAGTGATATACTTCATCCATGCGGGACGAAATCTTTGATGATGTTTTTTCAGCACCAGTCACAATAACTCGTGAATGATGTGTCAACATATTATCGCTATTATCCTTACGTGCTCCAATAACATGGGCAATCAGGATAATATGAATCTTGTGATATCTTTTAATATCTTTTAAGATATCAATCATATCTATTAATGCGGCAGCTTCAGCATTAAATTCATCATAACCACTGACCGTAATACCACCTATGGTCTTACCACCAGTACCGCCACTATCTTTATCATCCTTAGACTTCTTCTTAGACTTCTTAACTTGTCCTGTAATACAATCACCTAATGAGGTGATACTATCAACAATGATAGTCTTATAAGGACAATTAACTCTGAATTGATTTAGTTTTGCGAGGGGTCCATTCCAATCATTATAATCATCATAATGAATGTCTTTTGATAGATTTAAACCCCATGTCTTAGCTGGTAATACTAGTGCATCCATCTTTTGGTCAGTAGATACCCAATACTGTGGTGTTGGATATGATAAAGCACAGGTAGACTTACGTGTTCCAGGTTCACCTTTAAGCATGGTGACTAAGCCGTCTGAACTATTAACGTCATTTAATGTTGGCATTATGGTTCATACCTATCTAATACATCAATAACTATTTCATTTGTCTTAGTCTTTTTACAATCTTGACATCTAGGTCTAGCTGGTTCTTTATTACCATGAGCATGTAAGATAGCTTTTGTCATAAGAAAAGGTTCGCCACATATGTTACACTCAGAAATTTGTCCTTCAGCTAAGTGGAGTGGTATGTAATGAGTGCAAGCTGGCTTATAACATTTGTATACAAGATAGGTTTTGTTAAAACCACCTATATTTACTTTTTTATAACGATGGATGTGATTGTATTTTTTACTCATCTTCATTCCTTAATATTTTGTATACAGCTTCACCATTAAATGTTATTCTATTGTCTCTTTCTCGGTGAATTGATATTGAACTACCTTCATGGTCATATAATCTAAGAAATTCTAGTAAACTTTGTTTATTATCACTAGACATATGATAAGATGTTGTTCCATCAACAGCACCTATACTTAAATAATATATTTCGTTATCATCCCAATTCATAAATTACTCATCATTAGAAGGATTCCACTCACTACCCACCATGAACATTTTCTTTATTTCATCCTCGCGCATGTCAGGATTGTTCTCACATACCTTAAGAAAGGTACAGTTACCAAACTTACTTTGGCAATGCTGAAAGTTAGGTGGAAAGTATCCCATCTCATCATACATAAGCAACAGTTTAGCGTAGTATGGAAGGATTTCCGTTTGCCATTCTATGAGTCTATCCAATGAGTATGAGATAGACTTACGAATGAACTTTTGTTCAGGCTTAAGACTTGTTTGAAATCCAATCTTGTTAATGACAATGTTACGGCTATTAGTTACGATACACTGACCCATGAACTGATTGTTCATACTAACCATATCACGGTCCTGTTTCATAGTTTTATGGTCAACAGGAACAATAGCTTGTAACGTATCACAAATCAAATCAAGTTTAGACTTCCACATTACACGAACATCTTCATCATCGTATAATTGAACTGCCTTAACTTTTTCAATTTCTAGTGGAACCCATACATCATTACGCCAAAAGTCGATATACTGTTGACAAGTCTCTAATACCCATCCCCAACCTGTTTTCCACTTTTCTTGTGGGTCAGACTTATCAGGTTCTTTAGGTGTATTCTTAACACCGGGAAACTCATCAGGTTTGTGATTACATTCTGGTTTTACTCTACACTTATCACCACATGATACTTTAGGGTCAGTATGGTCATGAAATGGAACAAAACCAGTGCAATACTTACAACCTGAAATAAACATTTCTGCCGCTGCGAATCCATATCCTACGGCATCGGTCTTATTAACACCCTTAATGATATTACCGTAATAGTATTCAAGGAACTTATGAACAATTAGTCCACATTCCATTGAATTAGATGGACCCTCAATAGGTCTAAAGTTACGTGAGAATTGGAAATCTGCTAGTCTAGGACAGTTCTGTAATGTGGTCATTACAGTAGCATCTAGTACTACGCTTTTTTGTGGCATTTGTTTTTCCTTATTGCACGCAATAGTAAAGACTTAGTTGTGTATATCCATAACCACGGCCATGTAATAGATATACGAAGATAGTAGTTTCTATTTAGAATCCACACTATTCGTTATCCTCATCCTTATCATCAAAGTCGTGGAAATAGTCTCTATTATATTCTTCTTCATACTTTGCGTTAAGACCATCCTGACTTAAATCTTCCTGAGTTTCAGGAGCCGGATAATATGCACCTGTAGGAATAGTGAAATGTGTATCAGGATGTAGCGTATTCCATCGTTCTACACATGATTCACATACAGGTTCCTTAACACCTTTAATCCTGATAGATGGTACCAAGTCAGGATTACACAACATAGGTGTATGGCACGAGGCGCAATGACAGAATAAACTATAGTAACCCATCAGTTTTTCACCTCATCATTAGGAAGAACTGCTTCCCATACCATATCACATACTTTACACCACAATCCATACTCAAAGTATGGGTCATCATATACTTCTTCATGTGGTGTAACTGTATTACACTTAGCACAATGACACATGATAATAGGTAGTGTGAAAGGATGGGCATTCATTATTTAATACTCCTAATTCGTCCCTCATTAGTAATAATAGACTCAAGAACTACAACCCGTTCCTCCATCTTAATAAGCATGGATATGAGCATCACAATGAATATCTTCATCTGCATAGATGAATCATCATTACTCACATTAGTGAGGTAATATACTTCAAGGTCTTTCAGTGTAGTCAACGGATTAGTGGATTGTTT